ATGCGGCTGAACGGAGAGTGTGATACACCATTCATAACTACATTAACCCAGTCAGACGGCTGACGGCTTATGAAATCCGGTGTGTTCTGAAGGGTCTTGGCATCAGGAAACAGATACTCGATATCCTTAATACCATACTCATCGGCATGTGCAAGGAAGCTTTCCTTAAGACTGCCGTATCTCTTGCCATCTTCAATGATGGTCTTCATTGCATCGTGAGCCAGAACTCCGCCCTGCTGATCATCCTGGTCGAATACATTATGTTTCATGTCTTCTCCTCCTTCATTATTATCAGAGTCATCCTTTTCTTTCTTGGAATCCTCCAAAGCAGCTGCAACCATGATATACATAGCTTTCTTCTGCTCTTCACTCATTGTATCAATTACTTCCTGAACAGTCTTATTATCTTTTGACTCGTCAGGTTTATTATTTGTCTCTACCACGTCATTCTCCTTCTTTTTAGATTCATCAGCATGGGATAACTCTCTGGATTCGTCATCAGTGGCATCATGAGCAAGCTCAATATTCTCGTCAGTATAGATAATGGCTGAATTACCATCTTCCTCGCCATGGGACATTACATTTTCGATGTATGCTCCAGGATTTGCTCCGGCAAGAACTAAACTTACTTCACGGATAACACCATGTAATACATCATGCCCGACTTCTTTCAATCCATTTGCATAAATCGATAAAGCTGAAATATCACCATGCTGTATAAGCATCTTGGCATTACGTCCTGCATCACTATCATTGAGTGAGCAGTAAGCATATACCCCATCGTTTCGGTTTTCCAATTTGGCATGACCGAGAACATTGAATGCATCGTTGTGGTTATGATTCCAAACTAATGGAACCGTCTCTCCATCGCAGTGTTTAAACGCATCTTTACGAATTGTTCTACCATCTGCACAACGAATGTCGTTTCTAGTGGCCCATCCACTAAAATCGAATTTTTCATTCATTTTGAATTTCCTCCTCGTTTTCTTTTTTCTGCCCATTTACATACTGAGCTTCAACGTCACTTGACTGATTCAGGTTGGCGTTGACCAGCATGTCAGCTTTCGGATCATCTACTGGTTTCATACCTATGATCTGTCTAATTTCATTCGATGTCGCAATCTCGTTCCTTGTGAACTTGTCTGCCAGCTCTGCTATCTCAGAGGCAGGAACTAACTTAAACGGATCTGAGAAGAAGATGATCGACTGCTTTTGGGTACGAGCGGTAGGTGTTAGAAACTTTCGTTTCATTTCATCGACGATAGCTGATACAATCGGTTCGATAGTTCGATTGTTATAGTTGAGCATTGCTTTCTCGTCTGCTGTTCCATTCATGATCTCCTGAGTGATTCCTAACTGGCTGTATAGCATACTCGTTAAATATTCAATCTGAGACATAAGATGGTTGTCAACAGAACGATTCAATTGTGTTATGTGCTCGGTGGCGTCAGCATATGCGATACCATACTTTGAGCCTGCTAACTGCTCTTCTATAGCAGCACGTCGTTTCTCCGCTTCTTGTCGGCGAGCTTCAGATTTGATAGTATATGGAAGCTGAATAATAAGATCAAGTTTACCAGCTCCTGATTGCTCGTCGATATCGTCTAAAAGATTTAATTTTCTTATTAAACGCTGTAAAGTAGAGTTTGATTCATTCATTACAGCATATAGTGGGTTTTCCACAATAGCCACCATGCTCTTTTCGAGAATTATATCTTCTCTATGACCAGTTCTGTCATTGTATAGACGCACTCGAACTTGATCTGGATACCACTCTAAAATTTGAGCGGTTCTCATAGTCTGGATGTCATATGACCCAGTAACTTCCGGATTAGTTGTAGTGTCTACTGGAACTATTGCTACTGCTCCCTCGTCTAACATTGAGAGGACTACATCCTGTATGAAAGCTCTACTTGTTTGATCCTTATTGGCCTCTAAAGTTAAACAGTTATTTAAACCAGAATCGATCATATCATCGAAACGACCTTTATCATCAAGTCGAACATGCTGAATATCCAGCCCTGCTACATCAAGTGATATACGATTGTATACTGATGTAACTATTGATCGTTCGTTTCCTCGTGATAGCCGTTTTCTATCTGGTCTATAACTGTATCCTGGACCACGACCCCAATTAGCCGTCGGTGCCCTGTTTAAAAATGCATTCCAGGCATGTTTCAGTCTGGTTCCTATTGTAATACTCATGTTAGTCTCCAATCTGTTAAGCAGTACGTTTAATATATAACATGGACGATCTTGTATTTACATCATTAACGAATTTTTCGCCTATCGCTATTGAACTTTTAGTAAGTGAATCGGAAGTGTCTATTTTAGACATCGATTTAACCTGTTTCTCGTAATATTTTTTGCCTTCATATTCTAGCTTATTAACTTTACGCTGGTATTTATCGGCTTTGTTATAAAGTTTACCAGCTTTTTCGGGATTAGCGAAGATCATGCGATTTGCTTTCTTATCAGCTTTTGCATAAAGTTTATTCGCTTCGGTTTGTTTCTTTGTTACTTTGGTATCCATTCTACCAAGTTTCTTTTCGACACCAGACTTATAACTTTCGATCTTTGATCCGTATCGTTCTTTACCAGCTGGAGTTAAAGTTCCATCTTCATTCTGGTAATGTCGAACTCCCCATTTCATGCCTAATGTTCCAAAATGGTATAATTCACCATCTTCCATAGCTATATTATACATTATATACACCTCTATTATCTATATTGAAGTATTAAACTCTGCTTTTTTCATTGTATAATCTCTATACATCTTATATCCTTTAACAGCAGCTTTACCAACTTTAACTGCTGCTATAGTTCCTACTATTGGCATTGGTCCTATAGAAGATAATGTGGATGCAACTGATGCAGCACCAGATAAAACTTGCGTTGAAATTCCAGTAGTTTGAGAAATTATGCTAATGGCCTGAGCCGATGTTATTTCAGATCCAATAGTAGATGCTATAGAATCAACAGGTATTTTAGAAACTTCTGAGAGCATTTTTCTAACAGCAACTTCAGGAACTTTATTTGAATTAGCTATATACTTTACTAAAACATCGCTATTAAGAACTTTATTTACTATATCAGGAGTTTTAGCTGCTATTGCTTTTTCTATAGCTGGATATGATAAAACTGTTCCTGCTGATACGGCAGTTTTAGTCGCCAATTTAACAGCTTTTTCTTTAGTTTCTCTATCTAAATTAGCAGCTTTTATTGAATCTGGTCCTGTACCATATCTAGCTTTTCCAGCTTCTGTAAGAGATCCATCACTATTCTGATAACGCCTTATTCCCCAATGCATACCAAGAACACCATAATGGTAAATCTCACCAGAACTCATAACCACATTATACATATCCTGTCTCCTATTCAAAAGCATCTTTATTTACTTTATATGATACAAACGCGTCCATTAATGCTGCTACAGCATCAATCTTCTGATCTGATCGTTTCTTAAGAAGTTTCCGATTTCCGTTGGTATCTTCGAGAGTTATACAATTACCCATGGTAAAACTCATGAGCTCTTCATCGAAGATAAGCATTCTTTCTTCTGCCAATTTCTTTATTTCGCCTAATGGAACAGACTCAGTACGAGAACCCTGTATGACTTTCTCTATTCCAAATGGTCCCCACTCTGTTTCCCATCGAGTTATAAACTCTTTTGCGTTATATGGGTCAAAACCAAGGCATCGTACATCATACTCAGTCTTCTGAATATGAGCATCGAGATCGTCATAGACTTCCATCATGTCTAAGATAGTTCCTTCCATGACGATAAGACTCCCTTCATTCATAAATTCTTCATATTTTGTTCGAAGAGCTCCGGGAAGTTTGTCTAATGTTAATCTTGAAATATAGTTACGAGTCTTAACTCCAAAATATCCGTTTGATAGCGGGAACAGAAACGTAAAGGCACAGAAGTCATCTCCCTGTGAAAGGTCTATTCCTAATGCACATGGCATAGACCAAAAATCTTGTCTTGTTTGACATGGTAAGGTTTCTTCATAAGTAAAGTAATATGTGAACCCTTCCATAGGAATTCCGAAACGTTTAGCCAAAATATCATTACGAGCCGCTGGCGATTGCTCAGCTCTCTCGACATCTAGCTGGTATGTTTCATACGTAACAGTCTTCCCAAGATTCGGATTGGCTTTAAGCCATGTATCCGGATCGTTAACTTCCTGAATATCATCCAGTCTATACCACCATATGGAAACGTGCGGATTGTAATACTCCCCTCTAAGTATTTTTGACAATTCCATTTTGATTGTATCGCCGCTTCCATTTCGGACGGTTCCTTCAGAACTGGTAGCGATTATTAGATAGTCATCTACCTTCGAAGCTCCCTGCTCTAATGCGCCGACAACATCCTCTCGAATGTCTCCTGATAGCCATTCGTCAATCGTACAGATCTTCGGTCTCAATCCCTGAAGTTTAGAGATTGACATTGGCCTTACTTCAAGTAATGAACCGGTAAGGAAATTCTCTATTCCCTTCTTTGTTGAAGCTAGTTTCTGTCGGTTAGCCCTAGAACCAGTGGTATTCTGTAATGATCCTTCTGTCAAAAACTTGAACAGTGGGCCTCTAGCTCTCGTTATCGAAGTACGAATCGGCGACATTACCTCTTCAGCCTGTTTCATTGTTGGAGCAGTTGTCACTTGATGGGTCGTCGATGTGTCAACATTGAGAAAGAACGATTGGATGTTCGAATCATACATTGACTTGGCAGCTCCACGAGCAACTACAAGATACTGTTTATTTGTAAGGCGTTTCTTTATAGTTCGAGTCTCGTAATGGCCGCCTTTAACATGCCCTTTATTCGGAACATATACTTCACGATCTATGAAATAGTACCAACCGAATACTTGCTCTGCCCAAAGTTTAAATGTATCGAGAAGTTCAAGATCTGTTCCATCGGTTAGGGTTAATTCATTGTTACAATATGCTATGTAACCATCTATAGCTTCATCATCATAGTAATAATTTGGATTTGCTATAAGTTCGTCGATTCGATTCATCTCGAGAGATATATTCTCACAAACAGGTATTTCTCCTCTGAGTACAGCATCTCGAAACTCTCCATAGTATCTTGGAACTGCATGATTACTTAACATTATGTTTCACCCTATTCGTTTTTCTTCTTCTCTTTATTAAAGGCTTTACCGCCTTTCACAACATTATCCTTAGCCATAGCGTTAACTACTCCTCCAGCAGTATATACAACAGTTGCAGTCAATATTGTCCTAGCAGCTGATTCCCCGATTTGTCTAGCAAATGATTTACCATTATTTGCTTTCTTATTATTCTCGGAAGAATTAATATTTGTTCCATAAACAGCATTTTCAAGTTCTTTGACTTGTTTTTCTTTCTGTAAACGAGTAATGTAGGAATCGAGTTCTTCGTTTGACATTTCACTTATGTTCTTTTTAGAACTACTAGTGCTAGATGTTGTGGTTTTCTTACTGCTTTCTTCGGATTCACCGGCATCTTTTTTAGCCTGTTTCTCCAGCTCTTCTTTAGCTCGCTTATTAGCCTTCTTAAGAGATTCTTTATAAGTCTTCTTATTTGCTCTTATCTGTTTATCTCTTGCTAAGACACTTTCATCTCTTGACGGACCAACCCCATAATGGATTCGGCCAAGAGGTGTTAAAGATCCGTCTGAATACTGGTATAATCTTTTTCCCCATTTCTGCCCTTTAGTCCCAGAATGGTAGAGTTCACCACCATCTGTTCCGATTATTCTGTATGAACTCATTTTGAATTTACCTCCTGTGAACTTTCTGCCTGTACATTCAAACGCCATTCGAATTCTTTTATAGCATCGGACATTGCTGTAGATACTGATGAAGTTAATGGTGGATCGAAAAGCATCTTAACTCTCATATATAGATAAGATTTAACACTGTTCATTCTTGGATCTTCATCCATGAAATCTGACCATGTCTCAGAACTTCCAGTTATCTGGTATCCAGATTCTGGTCCAACCCCGATCTGCGTCAACACAGACAAAATAGAATTAATAGCTATGATTATGTCGAGGTCAAAAGATGTATCATCTTCCTGAATACCTATTAATTGCTTTATAGAATCGAGTATGCTTTCTTCTCCCATAATGGCACCTCATTTCTACTGTAAAGTTATGTAGTTTTTCATGACATAACCGATAGTCTTTGTCTCCTGGATCTTATACCAGTTTGGATCATCTGATTCGAGAATTTTCACAACTGTTTTCTTTGGTAATGTGGTAATGATACTTGCTGTAGCGCTTTTTCCACTACGTACACGAAGCTTCTCACATCCTGATACTATTCCTAATACAGGGGCAGACTCTACTTTTGCCGTAGTGTCTTTAGACACAAATGCATCCATTAATGGCTCGGCTGTTTTCTCTACACTTTCCACTTTTGTCTTAATCTCTTCCACAGCTTTTTCCATCTGTGTCTTTGGTTCAATAGAAATATCTTTCTTATAGTTCTTGCTCATACTCCCTCCTTCTATTTCCAAGGGCATGTATCCCCAGGTCTTCGTTCCATTGGAACGGTCGATAAATATTGCTCATTTCCATAATGTATTGCGTTATGTGTTTCATGAGTTACACATATAACATTGTTAATATCAAAAACACAATATGCTCTGTCCATTATGTCTTCTAATGAGATTGGATTAATGTGATGAATTAGAATTCGATCAAATATCTCATGACCTTCTATACCTAAATCGCATCCGTTATCTCGTATTATTACTCTTCTACGGAACTCTCTCCATTCTGGCGAAGAATATAATGCTTGATTTACATACCGATCTCGTCCGAATGTTTCCTTTCCTACAAATCCTCGTATTCTAAGATACTCGAATCGCTCCTGAAATGTGTTATATGTGATAAGTTCTGAATAACTCTTACTAGTAATCATTGCTCTTACCACTGTACAATCGCATTGCGTCGATCGCCTCTGAATATAATTCTTCGATCTTCTGAGAAGACTGATAAGCTTCTGCTTTGGCTCTTAAAACTTCATTCTCTCTTTCAAGTTTCTCTCGTTCAGCTTTTTCACGGCTTGAACCTAACTTTAAGAAGTGCACAATCTCTTGTGAGGTAGCTGTGCCATCCCTAAGACGTTCTTCAGCTCTATCCATAGCTAGTGCTATCATTTGATTCTCTCTGTCAATTGGATCTATTGCCGGCTTTCCCATATTTTATCAACCCCTTTCATCTTGTTTTCATATGGAATCCCAGTTGTTTAGTACAACATTTATATGGGCTTATGGCGGTAAAATATCTTAAACTAATTCGCCGAAAGGGGAAGAAACTGCGAGACGTTCATAAAACCCTAAGCCCATATAAATATCCCCCGAAGAAAGTAGGAAAAAGTCAACAGGAATCTTCCTCCGGGGAAAATATCAAGAGGCCGGCGATGCAGGGAGGGGTAGTGATTTTTAGCACCCCCCCCATGGCTTTGCACGGATCAAATCAGGCTGTGGACGTCTATAGTGGACCTAAAGTAAGTTTTACTGGAATTATTTTGTCATTTCTTTTGACTTTAATGTACAAACCAATTGAATCATACATTAATATTTCGTCAATTGCTTCATTTGTAAGCTCGATATTCTCCTCATCAGATAATCCTTCAGAAGTTCTAGCAATTCGACCTAAATAAGCGCATGAATTATAACCACGCTCGACGTCGAACAAAAACCATTGACTGAATTGGTCGAATGGACTATAAGGATTATCGATAGTTGTTAATCGATATTCTTCAACACTCATAAACAACTTTTCCTTTCATAATTTAACCATAAGCTACAAACCAATTCGCTACAAAGTTTGTTCGTGTTTTAAATTAAACATTATTCTATGTTTTAAGTTAAACATTGATGCTTATTTATTAGTTTTGTATGGGGTATCATAAAATACTACATACTAATTACTCGTTAATGTACTTAGAAACAGTTGAAGTACTAACTCCATATCGCTCTGCTATTTGTGCATTTGTATAACCAGCGTTCGCCATTGCTCTCATGTTTGCAGCTTGAGCAGAACTAATAGTAATCTTATTGGTCTTTGGTAAAGATTTTTCTTTTAATGAATCAGTATTAGTGTACCTTATAATCTCTTTGAGTTTAGTTTCGGTTATTGCACCAGACTGAATAGCTTTCCATTCTTTATCTGTGATGTCTATAGGATTTCGTTTAGCACCAACAGAATTTCTAGCAACAACTAAAGCTTGATTAGATTTCTTTTTAATTTCGTCTTTAGTCATGTCAGGATTTGACTTCTTTAAAGCATTAATTTTAGTTGTTGCTATTATTTGCGCTTGTCTTTCTCTTGGAGCATTTTTAGCAGCAACATTAAGCTTAGCATTTAAAGAAGCAACTTCTTCGGCATATTCTTTATTTGCTGTAGGTGAGTACTTTATGTTACCAGTAGCTAGTATCTCTTTACGAGCTTGATTAGCTAGGGACTTCATCTTGTTGGCATACTCGGCATACGCGTTCTCAACATTAGTGCCGGTGGATAGGGTATAGGCGTCCTTAGTCTCGGCCATCTTTGTGGACTTAATGGTACGTACCTGTTCCTTACCATTCTTATCGGTATAGGTCTCAGTTACTCTCTTATATACCAGCTCCCCTGTATCCGGGTCTATCTTAGGCTGCCCCTTAGTTTTAAGAACCCTTTGCTCAGACTTAGCTAATGACAATAATGTAGATGCACCACCATATTTACCATCATCATGGGCCTGGTATGCTTTCTTAAGGGCGGCTATGTTATTCTCGTCATATGACCGGGTATAATCTAGGTGATGCTTCTCTGCATCTATAACTACCATACTGTGCTTAACTGCTCTAGCTAGCTCGTCATCATTAGCACCTTTTACTGTCATGTCTGTAATCAAATTAGAGACAACACCCATTTCTCTTTGAGTATTAGTCATAACTTTCATACCATCACGAGCAGCATACTCAATCTTGGGATCGAATCCTTCTAGATCTTTTAATCCTTTTTTACTAGTAATTTTAACCTTACTATTTGTAGGTATTACTAATACTGTATCGCCATCAAAGTCAGCTCCAGATAATTGTTCTGCTGTTTTAGCACTTATACCAACAGCATCAGCTGGGTTTGTAGAAAGTACCTTTTGTCCTTCTTTGTTCTTGTTATTAACTGTTAGAACTGGAATTTCGAAAGTTCCACCATGTGGAAACCTCACAAGGGCTAACTTCTCTCCATCTTTAAAATTAGGAGCATAAATTTCTCCTTCTTTAAGTGTCGTCATCGGTATAATAACCTGATAACGTTCTCTTGGTAATGCCGCCGCTTTAAGATGAACTGCTGCAGAATCACAATCTGTTGCAAAAGACTGAAGTAATGCTTTCTTAACAGTAGGATTAGTCAAAGACTGTATCTCAGCAAACTCAGTCTCTTTATCAGATGCTGTGAGATTCAATTGCTGTTTTACAAGCTGTATATTCTGCTTAGCAAGAAACTGTGATGGCAATTTCTTAGACCAGTCTTCCCAATCACCTTCATCCGCACGTTTGTTAATAACCCTAAGCTGTTTATTACCATTTTCATCGATATAAGTGCTTTGTCCTCCAACAATTTTAATAGCAGATCCAAATGGATTCTCAGGATCATCTTTAATCTTCTTAAGAACAGTAT